CTCGAGCCCCAAAAGTCTCGAGGGAACATACGACGGGAGCAACCATGTCCACCGGGACGATGATGTCGTCCCCATAGACGCGCACCCTGCCCACGTACTCTTTGATGAGTTTGTGGGTAAGACGGCGGTTGAGTCCTTTTTCAATCCCTATGAAGATACAGGTCAAAAAAACCATGGCCTCAAAGGGAAAGCAAAGGGCTGAACCCATAGACGCGAACTTGGCTAGGCGGATCACGCCATGGCCAGGTACATCGGCTTTGCGACTCCTCGTCGCATCCACGGCACTGGAAAACCATGGATGATTGCGAAGGAGTCGACGAACAAGCTGATTCGAGACACGGTCTGAGGCTTCGGACAAGTCCAAAGTCGCTAGGGATCCATCACTGGATCCCTGGCAGGCCAGGCGCTGGTTTGGCGTCTGATCATCAAGACCTATGAGCTGATAGAGGATTGGATCTACTTTCAGCTCATCTACGATCACCCCGAGAATCGCCTGCTGCATGTACTGCATACAGGTAGGTTCAATGGCAATGATCCTAGGTGCCTTGAGCGTTTTAGGAACGGTAACGACCCTAACGGGTCGCTCCCGTCCAGGTTCGAGAGTGTCCACACGCTGGGCCTCGCGCCATTGATGACGCGAGGGGAACATGTATTCAGAAGCTGGAAAGATCATCTCCAGCCTTTGAGTCCATTCCCTCTGCTTCCACTTCCGATTGCCTCTAAGGCCTTCGGCGGTGGTTCCAGGACCATGGCGTGGCAGAACGGAGCCGTCGTAAACCTTTTGGTCAATGCGACTAAATAGTTCCCCAAACAGGAGAGTGCTAACACGATCAAAAGTGTCAAAGCACTCACTAGTAAGGGACCTTTCCGTTTCACGGACACCCCTCTCACACTCAACGTACCCTGCAAGCGCAGCATCCTCGCGGCGCTTTGTACAACCCAGCTCAATCTTGCCGAACATCAGCGTAAGCTGACGAACAGCTTGAATCGAGCTGATGCAGGGATCGGAGAGCAACCGACCGTCACTGGAGAAGACACGACTGAGGAAACCCGATAGAAATACCGGGAGACCGCTTCTTCGCCGGAAACCAGCGAAAGAAGAAGAGTCCACAAAGCCCTGATCGAGACTTTTTTGGAAGTCTGAGCAGAATTGTGGAAGGGTGATCGTTAGGAACGAGAACCCCTCGTGTCGCTCACGCTCGCGAAGTGTTTTCACATCGCGAGTGGTGCTGGTTTGACACTCGCTGCCAAGTTCAGCGGCAGCAGCTTCCCAGAGCAACAGCAGGCTTTGCAACCTTCCTCCTTATGGGGGTATAGGTTCCTGTGCCATGCTGTCCCGTGGATGCGCCAGAAGCTAGTGTGTGTCTTCGACAGACATCACTAGTTCTCCCCCCCAAGGATCTTGAGGAGAAGAGCGTTCGACGATGCGGTGAGCTGATTGATCAAGCCCACCACCGCGTCCTTCTGCTCCGTTACGGTGAATCCCTGAGGAGGGATGTCGACCACCAGTTGAACGGTGAACCCGACTTCCTGATTCAGGGACGTATCGAACGGATTGGCGGCGATCTTCTTGCCCTCGAGCCGGATGGTTCGACGGTACCGCTTTCCGTACGTACTCCCGATGCGCTCCAGCCAGGCACCATCTGCCGTCGAGTAGACGGACTTGTTGGTTTCCGAGCTGATGCGCGCGAGAGTGTACGGCGTCGCGGCAATCGTCACCGTTTGCGGATCCGAGACGGACATGGCGTTGCTCCAAACTTGCCCATGATGGGCGGTTGCAGTGAATTGTCGGGCAATCAGAGCCGGGACAAACCCAGCGCTCCTATAATCGCCCACTGACGATTCGTGAAGGACGAATCATTCAGTCCGAACCCGAAGGGTGTGGCTCTCCGCCTGACTTTCACCGTATGGGTGATTGTCTGCGTGAGAGACGGAATGAGATAGCCTAGAGGCTTCAAATTCCGCATACCATACGTGTTTGTTCTGATGGAATGCTCCATCATGTAACCGTACGGCATCACAAGGCCGTCTTCGCTGAACCGGGTTAGATTAGTGATCAAACTCCCGGTGTTCGCGAACCAGTCGGCGGCCCAAGACCAAGGTGCCAAATTCCAGATCGTCTCTGGCGTCACTTTCGTGCCGTAGAGCAGATCTAGACGTCTCTGGTGGGCGTCCCACTCGCCCTGCTGAGATTTGTCGAACTCAGCAAAATAAGTGAAGCAACCAGAGAACCACCGCCTACGCTCGAGAATGTAATTTCGAGACATAGGATAGGTGTTTTGGCCTCCTTGCCAGAGTTCAGGTTCAGCTCCAATGCTCACTGGGAAAACGGTGGCATTGGCCAGGACATCATCCTGGAGAACCTCTCTGCTGATCGGGAAGGTGTAGTGTCGACGAATCCTCTTACCCGAGTCGCGCAGGAACTGTTTCCAGATCCTGTCGGCCTGAGTATGGGCTTTACCCCACTTGAGAAGATCGTTGATCAAGGGCTTGATGCCAAACTCATAGTTCAAGAACTCATCTCCAGATCCACGGAGAAGGTCCTTGATACCATTGCGAAAGGCAAGAGAGCCGATGAGTCTCGGGAAACCTTCGCGCAACTCACCGAAGGTCACACTGAGACCAGCTACAGGATTTGTTGGGAGCGTTTGGGCGATAGCCGTCGTTCCGAGTGCGTCGAGCACTGAATTAGAGCTCGGCTCCAAGGAAGCCAGACTGTCGACCAACTGATTGTCAACCGCCAATCGGAGTTTACCCCGGTAGTACTTGGAGTAAGCCCCAAGAGGCATCTTGACATCAATATAGGGAGAGTTTGACCTCAC